GCCCTCACACTCGACCATGCTTTCGAGTCGGTAGATCGCAACCTTCTGCTTGCTGCCGACATCAACCATTCCCTCGATGTCCGCACTCGCGCAGAGGTAATCGGGACCAGTGCCGCCGTCCTCAAACTTCACAAAAACGGTATTTGGAAACTTGGCCATCGTCCTTCTCCTTTGGTGGTATTTTGATAAACAAGCGGCCTCGCATTAGACAACGACAGGTGAACCCCACGGGTTGCCCTACCTCACGGCGGGGCCGCTCTCACCGCAGAGGATGAGAAGCTGCAATCTGTGGGGTTCGCCAATCGTTCGCCACTAGCCTCAAGCCAACTAGCGTGCACCATGTGCTATCCCTTCTGTGATGACAGCGACCGCACTAGGCGGCCCTGACTAGTTCGATCCGGCGCCCGAGCCAACGCATCGCGTTCACCGCCATACTATTCCCAAGCGCCTTGTAGCGCGGCCCGTCTGCGGCCGGCTTGTTGCGGATCTGAATGTCGGTGTATCCGTCAGGGAAGCCCTGTAGCCGCTCGCACTCGACCGGCATCAGGCGGCGCACGGCCCAGCCCTGAAGGGTATAAGGAGCGGCGACCGCCTGCGGCACTGTCCGCGCCTCTAGCGTGTAGGCTGCGCCATCCGTTCTGATGCCCGCGCCGTCAGGCCCCGCGCTGGGGTTCTCGCAGACGGCGCGTTCCTGAATGGCGATGATGTTAACGTCATCCTCTTGCCGCCGCCCGGCATAGCCGCCCTTGCCGGCGCTCTCTGCGCCACGGGTGAGGGATGCGGCAACCACTGGAACGATGGGCGTCCCGCGCCCCGTGCCGTCCTCGGATGCGTCGAAGCCGTCAGCCTTCAGGCTGTGCGCCACCATCGTCTCGGTTTCATAGTCGATGCGCCCCATGCCGCCGGCATTGAGGCAATGCGCTATGTCGCCGGTTGATGCGATTAGCCCGCCATCGCAGTCGAAGTCGGTTCCGAGTCCCCCACCGCCTGTAGGGCGTGCGCTAATTGTTGGGGCAAGTCCTTCCCCCGTTTGTCGGCGCGGCGCAGAATGCCCTTGCAGGCTTTCGCGCTCAAAAAGTACCGCCGCGGCACGTCGCCAGTCACCAAGATGTCCGACAACGAAGACACGCCTTCGTCGCTGGGGCACTGCTCTGGCAAGGCCGTCCACTCGGACGTATTGAGCGTCAAGCACTCGCCAGGCCGCATGATACCCGAGTTGCTCCAACCCTCCGATGAAGGAACCAAAGTCCCGTCCTCCGCTGGATGACAAGACGCCGGGGACGTTCTCCCAAACCAGCCACTCGGGCCGATAGCGGTCAGCGATCGCAAGATAGGTAAGGGCGAGGTTCCCCCGTGGGTCATCAAGTCCTTTGCGAAGTCCAGCGACCGAGAAGCTTTGGCACGGGGTTCCTCCGACGAGAACATCGAAATTTGCATCCGGCCATTCCTTGAAGTTGTTGATGTCGCCAAAGTTCGGAACGCCGTTCGACAACTTCCAAGGCTCGTCGGGCATGTTTGAACCGTAGTGGTGAGCCAGCACAGCGGAGGGGAACCTCTCGACCTCGGCAAAGCCAACGGGCGTCCAGCCCAGCGGGTGCCACGCAACCGTGGCCGCCTCGATGCCGGAACAGACCGAGAGATAAGTGGCAGTCATGGGCGTATCCCCACGACGCCAATAACTGCCGTATGCGGTTCCGATGACGGATGACCTTCAATGATTTCAACGGCCCGTGGCTTATGCATTATGAGTGGCCGGACGCGGATCGGCAGAATCAGCGCCCGGCCCACGCGGACCCACTGGGGGGTGGGGTGTCCCGCGCGATTTGGTTCACGATAGAGCGAGTGTCGGAGTCCCGTCAGTGCGGTCACCGAACAGCCGAACGGACGGCGAACAAAGTGGACAGTTTTCGACGAGTCGTCGTTGACCCGTTCCGACTGTGTTCTAACCGTTGTTAACCGATGTTCTCCGCGCCGTGCGCGAAAAGCCCCGTAAAATGGTGCTGCCGCACAGGATTGAACTGTGGACCTCTCCCTTACCAAGGGAGTTTCGTGCAAATGATTACAATGGGTTAGCATTGCTCGACACCTGTTTGGGCAGTTTTTGAACTTCGTCTATTGCTTGTTTGGAGTTCGTGTTTGCGTCGCAGGAATTGAGCATGGCGACAAACACCATCACATAAAGCCCCGGACGTGATACGGGCTCGCTCATCCCTTCCTCCCTGTCGGTAGCAACTCAGCCCGCCGCGCTTCCTCGTTGATGATCGTGTGCGTGTATCTTGCAACCGATTTCTTGTCCTTCCACGCCCCTGTCGCGATCAGGCTTTGCTCGTCGGCCCCGGCATATCGTCGCATCCAAGTTGCGTAGGTGTGGCGGAAGATGTGGAAGGCTGACCGTTCGGATAGGTTAACCCCGGCCTTGAACGCCGCCACTCGAAGAAGATGATAGAGATGGCCGCCCTTGGCGTATCGATACACCTTGGACTTCCCACGTCTGTCCAGTGTCGCCATCGCATCCACGGCCACTTGTGGGAGAAAGACAGGACGTGGGTCGTCGTTCTTTGTGTCCGGTAAATAAGCATAACCGTCCTTTAGCCTCACGTTTTCCCAAGTCAGGTTCAAAGCTTCACTCAACCTCATCCCCGTGTAGCAGAGCGTGACGAGGAGCGCCCGGAACTCCGGGTCGAGCTTTTCCGCTTCCGCGAAGATCGCTTCGGCTTGTTCGGGCCAGAGCCAGGCAGTTTGACTGTTACCGCTAGACCGTCGAGGTCTACGTAGGTTAAGTCGATGTCCGCCATGAGACACAATCGCGCTAATTGGCGTGTAGACTTGTCGATTGCGCGTTGCGTCGCTGGCGAGGGGGTAGAGTTTGGCGGCCATATCGTCGATGGCCGTTTGATTGATTTGCGAGATGGGCCTGTCACCGAAATGCTCCAATAGCTTTTTGAGGAACCGTCTATCCCCGCCCGCCTTCATGTAGGCCGCCGCTGCCCCGGCAAAGGTAAGCTCTCCCGGCTGGCTAAACTCCCCCCGCTCAATCTCTCTCTCCCATTTCGCAACGACCCGGAGGGCAATCGCTCGCTTGCTAGCCTTAGTGCTTCGGTTAATGAACTGTCCGAGGTACGTCCCACGACCACGGAAGAACGGCGTATAACGGTTCGGCGCGAGTAATTTGATGGGCATTTTGCTGCCTCGTCGATGAGCCGTTGAATGTCGGCATCCGTAAACAGCTTCCTACGTCCGAACGAGCGATAAAAGGGGTTATCGCGTATCAGTTTCTTGAACGTGCTGCGGCCCATTCTAAGCTTGGCGGCAACCTCGTCCATTGTGTGTAGAGCCGTCATTGTCCGCTATCGTCCATGCTCACTATTCGAAAGTGTCTTGAGGGCCGCCCGCATCGCGTGGCGGTAATCGTTCCGTTCTCGCTCATCCATGCATTGCCAATACACGCCAGCACAGTCCCAAAACTCCGAATAGAACTCGGCGGCAGCACGGTCGATTTCCTCGAATGTCGGCTCTTGGCCGATCTTTTGGCCGATGTTGCCCACCTTGTGCTTCTCAATCATTACGGTCGGTTAGCTTCCACGATCCGCGTTCCCGCTTCGTGGTCGCCAGATTTCAAGTAAAGCGCAGCGGCGCAGCGAAGCGGGTCGATTGCGTTGAATGAATGTGTCCACCACCACTCTTGTTCATTGCCGCAATCGTGTTGGTCGCGGTGACATTTGCCGCACAGGGGAACGACCGCCCAATCATCTGCTTTTTCACCTAAACCTCTTGATCGTTTGTCGTACTTTGGATCAGCGTAGGAGACATGAGCGGCTTCCGTCTGAATGTCGTTTCCACAAACAAGACACGGAAGCTGCCTGATGAATTTCAGGTGTGCGGCGTCCTTTATGCGGGGTCGGCGCTGTGTCATGCCGCCTCCCGATCATGGAACGTGACGCCGTTGCTCACGCCCCACGACATCATTAATTCGATCATGTCCGACATTTCAGACTTGGACAGATCGGACGACGACTGAAGCGGAATGAATGTCTTTTCATCCAGTGACGGGACGAACTCAGCCTCTCGGCCCAGTGCGTGCAGGAAGATCACCTTCCACTGGTCGGGCG